TGCATACAGTCCCTCATCATCAAGATACACACCGTCACCATTGTCGTAGAGGCGCACAAAAGTAATCATGCTGCATCCGATTAGGTCACGGTAAGTCTGGAAGTCTACAGGGCCGTAGGTATGCTCTATCCACAGCTTCTGTTTGACAGGGTGAATGATTGTTTCTGAACCTGTAGGTTGCATTGTGAACTCCTTGTGAATTATTTCACAAAAAAAGCCCCACCCCCCGAAGGGGATGAGGCCATGCTGGGAAAGCAATTCCTAGAAAGGAATGTCGTCATCTGGCGTCCCTGATGACTTAGCTGGGCCAGCACCCTCACTGGACGCCTTCGATGCCAGTCGGAATGTTGACCCTGCTCCAGCAAGTTTAACCTTGAAGGAGCGTTGTGTCACGCCGTCTTTCTCATACTCTTCAATGATGGGAAAGCCCTGTGCAAACACAGTGACGCCCTTCTTGACGTATGGTTCAATGACGTTAGACACTAAGCCTTTGCCATTGCTACCGTCCCAAGCTTCGAGGCGATACCAGTGGGTTTTCTCCACTTTCTCGCCCTGCTTGTTGGTGTAGCCCTCATTGACAGCGATAGAGACAGAGGCGACCTTAGTTCCGTTGACATCACGGACTTCTGGATCTGCACCTACGTTGCCTGAGATTGTTACTTGTGCGAAGTTCATAGCTGTATTCTCCTTACGTTTGCTATGGTTGGGGCAGATGGCAGGACTCGAACCTGCAACCGATTAGTCTAGCCAGCCAGCTCTAGCCTTTGAGCTTACATCTGCATAAAGAGGCAGTTTCTCATCATGCCCAGGATGTACACCTACGCCGTGTATAGGCCCAACAGACAATGGACTGTTGACTCCATTTGAAAGAAGAAGTTTCCCAAAATTAGTGGGACCCAACTGCTTTCGTTGAGAGATGTGAGTTTCTGTAACCGTAGAAATTTCACTTACATCTCTCTATCACCTGCGAGGGATACTTTGCAGTATCTGTCCACGACTTATTCAGACGAGGGGTAGCTTCATATGCAGGCGAATCTGGTGGGGGTGCGAACTCGGCAGGATCTTGATATCCGCAGCCCCCATAACTGGTGGAAGGATGAGCTTCAAAGCGCATTGAGTTAATTACCCATCCCTCCATAAACTATCTTGGCTTTACCTCTTGCCATTGATAACTGTATTTTGTTCTGACTGGTTTCTTGTAACCTATTGTTTTCTTGTAGAAAAATAGTGTTACTGAAATGATACACCCCCCTATCACTGCAGCCATCATGCCAGCAAATGTGCCAGCAAACATGGCTATCAGTAAAGCAGTAGATGCTATGTCGATAGGGATGTCAAGCCAAAGAACTTTTTTGAAATCGAACTTGGCTAATAGAAACAAGATGGCCAGTGCTGAGAAGACACCAGCGATTATATAGAATATCATATAAGTCCCTCCCTTGCCATTTTAGCGAAATACTCATGAGCAAGCTTCATTGTGTTTTGACAACGAGCTTCAGAGGCTAGTAGACCAGCTTTCTTCTTTGCATTCCAGTTAGTGTATTTACTGGTTTGAATTGACACGCCATAATTATGGATTTCCTTGAGGCGCTTATGAGATGGATTGAGGTACATCATTTCTAGTGCGCCGACAAACATACGTGCTTCTTCGATGCCGGAGTATGTTTTGATGATTGCGGATTTGATTTTCTTTTTCATAATTACTTTCCCTTCTTTGGTCTTACTGCGATCGGGTCTTCTTTGAACTCACGACCAGCCCAATAACATTCACTAGCCATACCATTGGCTTCCCAAACTGCATCCATATAATCAGTTGCCATAGTTATAGTGGTAAACTCTTCGCCAAGTTCTACTGGCCTCCATGCACCAGAATGTTTTACGAATACTTTGAACATGTTTATCTCCTGACTTGAGGCGCTTTTAATGCGGTGTTGCCGCACGAAAAAAAATGAGAGACTAGAGCGTGATGCTCCAGCCTCCCGATGGTTAGATTAGCCAACTGCGTAGTGATTTTTCATGATGGCTCGTTTCTTCTCGGACTCTGACATGCGCTGCCATGCGTCCATCGTGATTGACTTGCGCTTGGGCCTGAACTGTCTGGCCTTACGCTCTGACTCAAGGTGAGCCTTGGACTTGTATGCGTCCATGGTGTAGCCAGTGCGACGCTCAATGTCAGGACGAACCATCTTGAGTAGAACATAGTGCATGTTCTTGACGTATGCGTACTGACCACGAAGCTTGCCAAGCCGCTCCTCCAGCTTCTCCTGCTGCAGAACTGTGATCTCTGGGTCGTTGACCGTGTGAGACTGTAGCTCATCGGCAACACGTTGACCGTATGATTTGAGTTCTTCAAGCAGGTACTCTAGGTTACGGATGCGACTGTCAATCAGTTTGATGACAAGCGTGAGGTCGTCACCGTCACCATGGAACATGATGGCAGCAGTCTCAAGCTGTGCATAGTGTTGACGCCAAGCTTGGTCATATGTCTGACGTGCATCCTCAGGGAATGTGTCGTGCTGAAGCTGACGAGCAATGTTGTCAAGATAGTCAGTAGTGACATCCTCAAGACGTGGTAATGTATCTGTAGTCATTTGATTCTCCTCTACGTAATGGGGATAGACTGTATATCTACCCCCGATATGATTTGGCTTATTGGATATATCCGTCAAGCTGGGACATTAACTGTGATGCTCTGTCGATGTCACCATCATCCAGTGCCATCTCAATCTCATCCTGTAACCAGATGCGCTCATAGTCGAACTCATCTGGAATGTGTGCATCTTGCTCTTGAATTTGCAGTTGCTTGAAGTAACCCATCGTATTTCTCCTTTACGTAATGAGTGTCACACAGACACGATTGTCTGCTTATGACCAATGCCCGACTACCTCGTGTCCGTTCAGTCAAGAGTGTTTAGCCGACCAAGTTGATGCGAGAATTACGGAAGGAACCGATTTGCAAGGCAAATTGGAAGGAGCCGTCATTCTTGTGTTCTCGAGATGTTAGGGTCACTCTTGACGGGTTGGATAAAGAGTAAGTCATCATTCTATGATAAGCTGACAACTCGTGTGTGTGTGTTTCAACTATCAGCGTGATGACTCGCAGGCAGCCGCCATAGCGCCTGTCCTGCAACGACCGACCAAGGTCGTTAGCGGTATATCAACTGCCGATAAGGTGTTCTTCGGAGCAATCTTCCGGCAAGCCTGCCGGTGATTTGCCCAACAGCAAATCAGATTGTGGAGGGAACAATATACCGTTTGAGTAAGCCAATAAAGGTTATGAGCGATAGGGATTGAAGCCCGAAGGGCCGAGACTACAGGCTCGGTTCACGAAAGCCCGGCCATCGCCCAAATAACGGACGGCAAAATGCGACTTCATCGTACAAAGTGGGTTGACAGCTAGTTCGGTTTGATATGTATAATCGTCCGTAGACGCATACAACAGGTCATGGGCATGACAACAGCAGATAAAACACAGCAAGAGAAATATAAAGGAGCGATTGTTCCGATGGAAGACATCGAGAAGCATGCTCCAACTGCACAAGCTGGGAATGAAAAGCTGACGGATACTCAGGCTGAACTGGTGCATATGATCTTGCATAATGGTTGCAACCCGAGTGAAGCAGCTAAGACGTTAGGTCGGAACAAGAGTTGGGCGTATAATACACTGAAGAAACAACATGTTATCGAGTATAGACAGCAGTTGGCTATGATGACTTTGGGGTGGGACGCTACACAAGCGATGGCGACAATGCGTGAACTGCTCAACAGCAAGTCGCAGTATGTAAGGCTGGAAGCTGCGAGAGACTTGATGGACAGAGCAGGATTTAGGCAGGATGCTGTGAGAACACCATCGACCGCAGTACAGATAAACTTCAACGTAGACTAGATGGGACCCATAGGCATTGGCTTTGTCACAGACAACCGCTTAGAAAAACGGACGCCAACCTATATAAAGGTGAATTGCACTCACGATAGACTTCTGCAAACATAAGCCAAATAAAATTTTTACTACAGAAAGGCGATTTTATGGGAAGCGAATCTTCATCATCAGGAACAGGCAGTTCGGACGCTGCAAGACGTTCCGTTCAGAGAAGGCAGTATCAGAAGCAAGTTCAGGAACGTGAAGAGAAGCGTGTCCAAGAAATTGACTCGGGTGCTTATGTAAGAGCAGAGAAGGGCGGGAGTATTGTCCGTTCATCATCTGGCAGTGCTGTCATTGCAGGTCGTTCTGGTCAGCAAGCTGTAGAGCAAGCAAGGCAAGAAGAGATTGACAGACGCTATCCTACTCAAGAGGCGAAGACAAAAGCAGCGATTCGTGACCTTGAGATGCGTAAGCGTAGTGTAAAACTGCCCGGGATTTTGGGTGCGGTATCACGTATCAGCATTGATAACCAGATTAAGCAGTTACAAGAAGGTGGCACTGCTCAGTTCAGCAGAACAACATCTGGTGGGTTTGTGCAAACTGGCGTAGTTCCTGTTAAGCAAGCCCCTGACCCAACACCGAATATTCCGACATTGGGCAGACGTGTTGATGCTCCGGCAGGAACAACTCAGCCAGCGACACAAGAAGCTACTAAAGAAGTAACAACAACTGCAGAAACAACGCCTTTGGCTTCACCCAGCCTTGCATCAGCAGCTACATCAGATGCGGCAAGACGTAGGCTGTTAGCTCAGAGCCAAAAAGGTGCTAGAACAAGAAGGTTCTACGGTTAATGAATCTGGACTACAAACCTCCTGGGCCTGTAGCCAAATCATTTATGAAGGACCAATCTTTCGTGCGAGGCATTCGTGGACCTGTCGGTTCTGGCAAGTCAGTATGCTGTTGCATGGAGATAATGCGGAAAGCTGTCAGCCAAGCCCCTAATTCTGCTGGGGTACGCAGAACACGGTGGGCAGTGATTCGTAATACCAACCCCCAGCTTAAGACCACAACCATTAAGACTTGGAGGGATTGGTTTGGGGACGAGGTTGGCAAGTTTGTGTGGAGTCCTCCTTACACGCATCTTGTCAACTTCGCTCTCCCTGATAAAACCACTGTTGAGCTAGAAGTCATCTTTTTGGCTTTAGATAAACAAGAAGACGTAAAGAAACTCCTATCTTTGGAGCTAACTGGCGTATGGATCAACGAAGCCAGAGAGATTCCCAAGTCAATTGTTGACGCATGTACAATGCGTGTTGGTCGTTTTCCTTCTATGAGAGACGGTGGACCAAGCTGGTTTGGCGTAATTATGGATACAAACGCCCCAGATGAAACACATTGGTGGGGAATTATGGCTGGAGAGGTCCCAGCACCCGAATATATGCCTCAAGAAGAGAAATTATTGCTTGTAAAGCCCGATGATTGGACATTTTACGCCCAAGCAGGGGCTATGAAGGAGAATCGGGACAAATCTGGTACGCTTTTGGGCTACGAAAAGAACGAAAAGGCCGAAAATCAGGGAAATATCCAAAAAGATTACTATGACAAGATTATTTTGGGCAAAACGCCCCAATGGGTGAAGGTTTATGTCTTAAATGAGTACCAAGCCCTGATGGATGGCAAACCTGTGTACCCTTCTTTTAGAAAGGAAGCTCATGTCTCTACGTCACCACTCGAACCTACCGATGGGCATGAGATTATTGTCGGCATCGATTTCGGACGCACACCATCGGCGGTCTTCACGCAGCAACTCTACGGAGGTAAATGGGCAATATTCCATGAGATTATCGGCCAAGACATGGGAGCAGGACGGTTCGCAGACATCCTCAAGAAAGAAATCAGCAGACATGGATGGGAAAAACACATCTTCAAGTTCGTAGGTGACCCTGCTGGCAACCAAATGGCGCAGACTTCAGAGCAAACGCCCTTTATGATCTTGCGTGCTGCAGGAATAAATGCGTATCCTGCTCCTAGCAATGACGCTGTCATGAGGGTTGAAGCAGTAGAAGGGGTGCTAAATCGCATGGTAGACGGCTATCCTTCTGTAACTATCAGCCCTAACTGCACTACACTGATTGCTGGGTTTGAAGGCGGCTATCAATATAAGCGCACTTACAACATGGGTAGTGAGCGATATGACGAACGTCCTAGTAAGAACAGATTCTCACACATTCACGATGCCTTGCAGTATGCGTTCTTGGGTGGTGGTGAAGGACGAAGAGTAGTGTTCGGGATGGGTAAAGCCCCTTCCTATACCACTGTTGAAAGGGTAGGTTCTCCGCTTCAGAGACAGAGAAGCAACCGTTTGGGGAGAGGACGGAGATTAGCTGGGATATGATAGTTGTATTTAGTGAAAGCAAAAATGTAGGAACTTGGAGACTATTTACATTCTGGAGAAAGAAGTTTGGTCATTGTTTCATTGTTGACTACGACCCAGATGTGGACTGTTGGATGAAAGCAGAGTGCGCCAGTCAAAGAATGACCTTTACTATGTATAGGGATAAGGATGCAGATTTACTTATAGGCGGTCTAACAAGAGATGCCATTTGTTTAAACGCAACTGGTGAACAAAAAGCTGTGTATTTCCCTCGCTGGTTATACTGTGTAAGCTTTGTGAAACATTTCTTGGGAATGCGTAAGTGGTGGATACTGACTCCTTACCAATTGTATTGTGAATTGCGTAAAGAAGGATGTGACTTTATCTTTACCGAATCAGAGGAGTTAAATTGATGGGTAGTGTTTTTTCAACACCTAAGATGCCAGCAGAAGACCCAGCCCTAAAGAAAGCTAGGGAAGAGGAAGAAGCTAGGCTTCTCAAGTCCAAAGAGGACGAAGAAGCTAGAAAGAGAGACGTAGAGCGTAAGCAAAGAGCTAACCTATTGGGTTCACGCTCACTACAAAGTGAAGATGTTCGTGGGTTCGGTGGATTCCGTTCTATGGGCAGCACAACTAAACCAAGCGGTTCAATAAGAGAGTAGTATGGCATACATAGGTGACGGAAATCCAACTCCCCCGACTAGCGACAATGATGAACTAAAAAGGGTAATGGACAGATACAAGAAGGCCAAAGGCAGATGGATGTCTTGGTCTGACTTGTGGGAAGAGATATATGATTACGTTCTTCCTCATCGTGAATCATTTTTTAGGGAAAGCGAAGCAGCTCGTAGAACAGAAAATATCTATGACGAGACTGCTGTGGTTGGCTTGCCTAAGTTTGCTAGTCGCTTACAACTTGGCTTCTTTCCTCCGAATGGTAGAGCCTTCAGACTCACCCCTGGCCCAGATTTTCCAAAAGAAATGCGTGGAAGAGGGCTGCAAGAAGAACTAGACAAGATTACAGACCTTCTACATGAGGGTTTGCGTAACTCTAACTTTAATGCTGAGATGCACGAGGGCCTACAGGACCTTGGTCTTGGCACTATGAACCTTCTGTGCGAAGAGGGTCGCTTCCAAGGCGACCTTCACTTCTCATCTGTACCCCCAACTAATTTGGCTCTTCTTCCGGGCCGAATGGATGGTGTTTCAGATTGGTTCAGATGGAACGATAATCTAGACATCACAGAAGTAAAGCAGCGTTATCCTAAGGCTAAATACACAGAGAAGATGCTCTCTGAGCAAAAGCGCAATCCAAGACGCAAGACAAAGATTATCGAAGCTACGGTATATGACCAAGCTGACAAGTTTAAGGATGAGTACACATACTACCTCATCTCTGAAACTGATAATCAGATTCTACTACAAGAGCGTCTGAGAGGTCGTGGCTCTAGCCCATGGATTACAACACGTTGGTCAAAGTCTGGTTTTGAAGTATGGGGCCGTGGCCCTGTTCTACAGGCTATGCCAGCAATTAAGACACTGAACCTGACAGTACAGCTTATCTTGGAGAACGCTGAGATGGCTATCGCTGGTTCATTTGTATACGATGATGATGGCGTCTTTAACCCAGACAACATCACCATCCAGC